GCACCTCTCAACGGCTTGCTCTGCGTGTTTTTTGCCTGCCATGCTCCAGACGTTTATCTCATAATCATCAATACTTTTTTTAACTAGCCACTTGACGAGCTCAGTGTTGACTTTTTTGTCGATGATTAGCGTGTCATCAACGTCGACATAAATGACTTTTTGCCTTGGATATAAATGACCGTTTATTCTGTTATGCATAGCCTGCAATAGAGTCAAAAGTTTCATCTGCCTCAAGCCTTGGACCCATAAACTCGTTACCAAGCGAGTACAATTTAAGGGCTAAAATTTGCAACCCTTGGCTGTAAGGTAATTTATAAATGATATCCTCAGGGCTTAATCCTGTGGCTGCATGGATGTGACAAATATAAGCAGCCTCTCCACTCACTTTTTTGGCGGTTTTGCTGCCTCCTTTTCAACGTCAGTGTTTGGCTCAATTTCGTTAGTGCTTGCGTCGATGTCGGTGAGGATCTCTTGGCAGACTGTGATAGCCTCCTCAACCTCATTGCCGTTGATTCTAAACTGCTCACAATAGTCTTCAAACTCATCAATGACTGTGTGAGGGTCTTTTCTGTGCTTGTATTTAATCGATTTTAAATCCTTTGGATCATGTAAACCTCCAAGCCACATCATCAAAAGCGCATCCTTTTCATTTTCAAACCCTGACGCCCTTGATATCTCAACCCAAAGCCATTCATGACGGTAGGACCAAGTGATTGGCTCACCTAAAAACTGATAATTTTCGGACCGCTCAAATGCGGTGTTTGCTTTCTCT